AAAGTTTGCTGGTGGTACGGCATTAGTAAGTTAAGTCCAGTAGGAGCAAGTTTGACAGAGGGCGCTGATCCCACAGCTCGTTCAGCCGCCGCTTCCAGAATTTCTGGAACTTTGACCGAATATGGCAACCTTGTTAAGGCCTCACGGCTTTATATGGATGTTGCTATTGACGGAACAAGAGAGGCGATTATGAAAGAACTGGCTTACGACGCAGCTAATCTGATTGATAATAACATCAGAGATACCGCTATTGCTGGTGGGACGACATTATTCGCCGCCACCGCCACTCATAGGTCAAATGTGATTAAAGCTCATACCGCTACTATCAAAGACATCAGAAAGGCATTAAGGTTGTTAGAACTTTCGTCCGTCAGCAGATGGCCAGATGGCTATTATGTCGGACTTGTTCATCCAGACGTTTCTTTTGACCTTATGACTGATACTGCTTGGATGGATATTAACAGATACCGAGACACTGTTCAGTTTGATATTAAGGGCGAGGTTGGCAAGCTGTATGGAGTGAGGTTTGTTAGCACTCCGAAATTATCTGTTCTTTTGAACTCTGGTTCGGGTAATACTGACATTTACCGCTCTTTGATTTTCGGTCCCGAATATCTGGGCGAGTCAGAGCTTGGCGATTTGGAAGTTGTTATCAACGAACCGGGCAAAGGAGCAGAACTGAACACCTTTAACACTTATGGTTATCGGTTTGTTCAGGCAAACGCTGTCTTAAAAGCGGCACGATGTATTCGTTTAGAGTCAAACTCCTCTTTGGCCTAAATGTTTCACGGGGGTAGTCCTTGTCCCCTGTGAACGGGGAATAATACTAAATAGTCATTTCTCTTGCCTGACTATTTGTGAATTATTCCCCTTTCAGAGAGGATAAGGATAAAAAATAACGGCAAGGAAAAATATGAATTTTAACGCTTCAACCACCGCAAGCGCGTTGCAAATCACATTTGACGCTTCGGAGAATGCCTCAACCTGGTATAATGTTGACAGATTAGATTATTACGCTTCTTCTTCAAGCGTATTTCTTCCAGCGTCAACCACTATAACTTGGACGCCGGGACTGGTCGGAGCAAACTATAAGCAAATCAAGCTTCCTCTTATTGGTTCAAAATACTTTCGTGCGGTATTTACCGGCACGGGGGACTTCGGTTCATTAGCGGCAAGCATTACTAAATTCAATCGTTAAACAATGGCAGAGAACACAATCAAAGTAAGTGTTATTATTAGCACTTACAATCGTAAAAAATCGTTAAAGAAAACCATTAAGTCAATTCTTGCTCAATCCCTTCAGAATTTTGAAATTATAGTGGTTGATGATTGTTCTACTGATAATACTGAACATTTTGTCAGAACAATCAATGATGAACGCATAAGATATTTTAAGACGCACAAGAATACGGGACACGATGGTTTGCCCAAGAATTTGGGCGTTAATAAAGCAAGAGGAGAATATATTGCCTTTCTTGATGATGACGATACTTACCGGCCGGACGCTCTGAAAGTTCTTTACAATTACATAACGCATAGCGGAGCAGATGTGGTCTACGCTGATTATATGATTGAGGGCAAGCCCGGTTGGTCTATTGATTTTAATTCGCGCTTATTGACCAAGATGAATTATGTCTCAATGGTGGTGGCAATATTTAAGAAAAGATGTTTTATAGAGATCGGCGGGTTTAATGAGAATTTACACATTTTTAAGGATTGGAATTTGTGGTTGCGGTTTCACAAGCGGGGATATACTTTTTTACACGTTCCGATAATAATTGCTACGGCTGCTGGGGCAGGCAAGGATAGAGTAAGCATAAAATACAATAAGTATGTTGAGGACTTGGGAGGCGGCAGTTATCGTTCAAAAGAATTTCATCCTATTGATTGTAAAATTTATGCCGATAAAACAATGTTGGGCAGAGAAAGAGATTTAAGGGTGGCTGTTTTTACCCTGACAATGGACAGATTAGAATATACCAAGCGTTCTATTGAACAGGCGAAAAAAACAGCTGGTTATCCCTTTTCTTGGTTTGTGGTTGATCAAGGTTCGCAAGATGGAACAAAAGAGTGGCTTAAAGAACAGAAATGGATACAGAAGATTATCTACAACGAAAAGAATGTTGGTATAGCAAAAGGTTGGAACCAAGCCGTAGATACGATTATTGAAAGCGGCAAATACGATATTATTATCAAGTTAGACAATGACGCTGAAATGCTGACGCAAAACTGGCTTCAAGCAATGATAGAGATATTTAAGATAAATCGCAGGGTTATTTTATCTCCTTGCGTTGAGGGGTTGGAAGATAGTCCGGGGGGCGTATTAAGACAGACTTCTTCTGGGGCGAGTCCTTATATGACTATCAATGATAAGATTTTGGGGCTTGTGCCTAATCTTGGAGGAATTTGTTTTGCCGCGCCGAAAGAATTATATGATAATTTTCGTTTTGAAGAAGAAACTTTTTGGATGGGCAATAAGGACTATATGCTTTCTCAATATGCCAAGCAGACTGGCTATGGATTGTTCTATATGGAGGAATACAGAATTTGGCATATAGACGGAACAAAAGGGCAAAAAGCGAAATATCCCGAATACGAACAGATTAAGAAAAAACTAATTACTCAAAAAGCTAAATATGAGTGAAAGATTTGACCCGTTAAACGCCGCTTATAATGATGTTTTCTTTGATGTTTATAGATACCTTTTGGCGTTAAATCATTGTCAAGACAAGGTGGTGGCTGACATAGGTTGCGGAAAAGGACTGGGAACTTATCTTATTTCTTTGGTTGCTTCCAAAGTTATGGCAGTGGATTACAATTTAGAGGCATTAAGTTATATTGATAATTTTCCAACGAAATGCGAAATAGACAAATTGTGCCTTAATTTAGAGCTTTATCGTCCTCCGAAAGCGGAAGTATATGTGGCGTTGGAAGTTTTGGAACATCTTAAAAATCCCGAGTTTTTTCTGAAAAATGCTAATTGCGAGAAAATATATTTTTCCGTGCCCAAAAACTCTTTGGCGGTTTCCGACTGGCATAAGTTTGATTTCAAAACGCAGGAAGATGTAGAAAAATTGCTTAAGCCATATTTTCAAATACAGGAATTAACTCTGTTAAATGATTTATGGTTTTGTGGCTATGGCATTAAAATATAGCATTGTTACCGCCCTTTATAATCATAAATACAGATTGCCTGTTTATATTAAGGCGTTGCGGAAGCAAACATTACAGAATTTTGAAGTTCATTTTTGCGATGATTGTTCTAATGACGGCACGAAAGAGTTTTTTGCTTCTAAACCTGACTTGGGGTTTCCTTATCAATACCACCGTTTAAGGTTTAAGTGGGGTATTCGTTTGGCGCAGTCAATCAATAAAGGGATTAAAAATGCAAAAGGAGAGTATTGCGTGTTTATTATGGGCGACAGCTTTCCTGAAACTAATTTTTTGGAAGTCATTGACAAGCACGCTCACCCAGATAAAATCCTTTGCGGCATTAGAGTAAATGTGGAAAATAACAAAGTGGTTGAGTTTGACTGGCGGTTGAGAAAAAATCCTATTTTGCAAAAAACAGTTCTGCTTCCTAAAAATCCCTTTATTTATTTAACTGGCAACGGACTGGTTGTTCCGACCGAAGCATTTAGAAAATATGGCGGCTGGAATGTTAAATACAAAGGTTATGGCGGAGAAGACAATGAGTTGATAATGAGATTATATTATAAGGGGTATCTGGCTTATAGCATCCACGACGCTGTTATCTATCACTGGTATCATAGGGCATCACCATCAACTAAAAGGAATTTGGAACTTAATGAAAAATATCTTGAACAATACGCGCAATAAGTTTTGCCTTTCAACAGATGATTACGGATTTTTACTCCCCGGAGACGAAGAAATTTTAAGAATAAAACAGCACTACCCCAATTTTAAAATTACTTGTTTTACAATTCCCCTGCCCAATGAGTTTTTTATAGAGGAAAATGCCAAAAGGTTCAGCTTTGAAAGATATAAAAAATGGGCAGAGATAGTCAATTCATACGATTGGATGGAAATAGCCATTCACGGATTTGCCCATACAAAACACGAAGCTGATTGCGGCTATGACAATTTTGACGAGATGATGCGGGCAAATGAAAATCTTTTCAAAAAAGTCGGATTAAAGTATTCAAAGATTTTTAAAGCCCCCTACTGGCAGATTTCTTATGACGCTCTTCACTGGCTAAAAGATAATAACTGGATAGTGGCGATTGACAGAAACAATCCAAGATTTGCGCCTAACGGCATTAAAAAATATGTTTATAATTGGTCGGTTGAGGAAAAACAACTTCCTCAAGAAGACATTATTAAAGGTCATTCGCATACCACTGAACGGGGCGTTAATAACGCGCTGGGCAGGTGTTATAAAAATATTACTAATGTTATTCCAGAAGGGGCAGACTTCTACTTTGTGTCAGAAGTTGCCGCTATGGAAAACGCGAATTATGGCGAGAAAAAAACTAAAAGTTGAAACCCCAACGCCAGAAGAGATTTGTAAGGGTTGCGGCGTTGAAAAATTGCCAGAAGATTATGTGGTTTCAGCCGAAGTTCTGACAAAGAAAATAAACGAGATTATTGATGTAATCAATGGATAAAGTTATCGGCATTTTAGGGGGATTGGGAGAGGTTGGACAAGCGATTGCCAAGTTTTACCCCAATCCCCTGATAGAAGATAAAACAATACAAGAGTTCGGCGAGAGGCGGATACATATTTTGCATATCTGTATTCCGCATAGCGAGCAGTTCATTAACATTGTTAATAGTTGCGTTGCCCTTCACGACCCAGAAATTGTTTTTATTCATTCCACGCTTCCTATCGGCTTAACAGCCGAATTAAACGCCAAAACTGATTTCCGTTGCGTTCATTCCCCAGTTAGGGGGGTTCATCCTCATCTTCACGAAGGAATTAAAACCTTTGTTAAATATGTTGGGTATGATGTAGAAGGAATGGGAATAAAAGCCAAAGAGCATTTAGAGACGCTTGGAATTAAAGTTTGTTTAGTTCGCAATTCAAGAAATACAGAAGCCCTTAAACTTTGGGACACCACGCAATACGGCAGAATGATAGATTTAGAAAAAGAAATCCACGATTTTTGCGAGAAAAACAAATTAGATTTTGATATTGTTTATACCCACGCCAATATCACTTACAATGAAGGATATTTGAAACTGGGGCGTCCAGAAGTTATAAGACCCTTTTTGAAGCATATCAAGGGGCAAATAGGCGGACATTGCGTTATTTCTAATTGCCGTTTGTTGGACAGCATAACCGCCAAAGATATTTTAAGGAAAAATTTAGAATATCAATGAATATATTTTGCCTTCATAACAATACTGGTTCAAGGTATTACCGCATAGTTCCGCAGCTTAAATGGATGCAGGCACGCGGGCATAAAGTTATTTTAGAAACAATAGATTGTTCCAATATAGAGCAATATCTTGATTGGGCTGATGTCCTTATTTTGCAGATGGTTCTTTCAAAAGAAATAGTAGATTTAGCCCGAAGTAAAAACAAAAAGATAGTTTTTGAATGTGATGATTTATTGCATAATGTCCCGAAAACTCATTATGGCTATAAAGACACACGGGGCATTAAAAATAAAATTAAGTGGTTTGGTCGCCTTTTTCATCTTTTAAAAAATTGCGATGGATTTATTTCAACCACCCAGACATTGGATAAACTCTATGGCAGATGGGCAAAGAAAAGTTTGGTCTTTCCGAATTACTGCGACCTAACTCATTGGTTAAAAGAGGAAAAAGAAAATCAATCTGATTATATTAGATTATTATGGGCTGGTTCAACGAGCCATACCGGAGATTTGCAGATGTTGAAGCCGGTAATAAATAAAATTCTTTTAAAATATCCCCAAGTAAAATTTCTTTATATCGGAATGGGGGGCATAAA